ACTTCGGCGGAAGGACCGGAGATGATTGTGGTCCATCATGAGACTTGGTTTCAGCGTGGCGCTCCGTTTGAGTGGCTGAGGTCTTAACGGGGGCAGGTAAGAATCCGCCTTGCACGGCGCCGGTTGCCGCGGTGGCTCCCGTGCTGGCCAACAGCCTTTGCCCTGTACGCCGCAGCGTTTCCAGGGATACCCTGCTCGTTCCAATGCTCGCCTCAATCGCCACCATGTCACGCCGCGCGGCGGCAATGCCATCGGAAACCCCGTCGCGCAACGCAAGGGAAACGCCGATTTCAAATGCTTCGATCAAGGTCGCTCTCGCGCAAAAAACTCGCCAGTGTCGCTATCACTTCCGGAATTGCCTCGCGCGATGCATGCTCCAGGAGTCCCTGCGGCTGCCGTTCAACGTTGCCGCTTTCGGCGTCACGCACGGACGTGTGCGTGCTGCCGACCACAATCCGGTCGCCGTCAAAAGCCATATGCACGTCTCCCGGTAAACCCTGTTCTCGTAATCGTCGCGCTATAGCGTCAGCCAGCAACTTGCCAGCCTGATCCAATGCTGACCTCACCCGGTCTTCCAACAACGGTCCGTCCAATCATAGATGAGCCCGTTGAAGCGCCCCATGATCACCACCCAGGCAGCGCGTTCGTCCTCCACCAGGCTGAACGCCACGTCGAATGGCACCCCGTTCTTGACCAGATACAAGCAGTCAACAAGATCGGGGTGCCTACTCAGTTTCCCTGGTCGGCACTCCCAGGCGATGCGGCCTGATCGGCCAGCACACTTGCTGCGGCGGCAAGACCCGCGTCACCCAGGCGCTGTACCAGCGCTTCGATTTGTGCCTCGGTCGTCGGTGCCGGTACTGGAATACCATCAATGGCAGTTACCGAGGACGCGAGCATCGCCATGCCCAGATAAGGAGCGTTCTGCGCGAGCTCTGCTCCAACAGCTTTGAACAGCCGCAGCCGGTCCAGTGCCCCCATTCTCCGCAAGAATAACGCGCGCCCATCGCTGTCCTTAACAGTAATCGGCGTTGCTGCCTCGGATAGCAGCCGAACGGTTGGCGTTTCCATCACAGCCTCTGACGTTGGGTAGCAAAGAATTCCAGGCGCTGCTTGACACTGGCGTCGCCACGCCACGTACCGGCATTGACCAACTTGAAAGCCACGCCGCTATACTGGTAGGTTGATGTAGAGCCATCAACCTCCGCGACATACTGGTAAACCGTACCGGCGGCCAAGCTTCCCTGTGTAAAGAACGCTTGCTCCGCGGCGGCTATAAAATCATCGACCTCGCTGGTCCCCCGCTCAACCTCAAAACTTCCCTCCCACCCCTTGGGCAACTCGGCTCCCATGGGAATGCCGTCCAGCCGGTCCAGCCGCACCGACTGGGTCATTTGTCTGCTTTCGAATCCGGTGACATACGTCAGATCGACGCGTCCCTGAGGCCCCATGACAACGAGCTGACAGTCGCGTCCAATTGAAAACGAGTTGATTGGCATCTTTCTCTAACCTCAATCGCTGCTCTGCGCTCAGTTGGTGCCCGACGGTAATATCTGGCTTTGCACGATAACCGTTTGTCCGCCTTCGACATTGACGATGAACTTCTCATTGATACCCTGATACTGCACCTGGCAGTCGCTTTGTACATAACCCAAGCTGGTCCGACTAATCGGGTTGTTCGACGCATCACAAATCACGCTAAACGGCAGCGAACCATCCAGGCTGCCGAGTATCCCCTGTCCAAGAAGCGACTGAAGGTAGCTCAATTGCGTCGAACGGATTTGCTGAAACAGAGATGAATTTATCACTTGGCCGACGAAGCCGCCCATGCCCGCTGCCAGCGTTGCCGCTATATAGTTTGTCATGCGCGCATAGTTGTCCCCATTCGTCGCGGGGTTCGATGATGTGTTATGGCCGCAGCGCACGCCCCAGTAGGACCCACCCGGCTGGGGATTTGCAATGACGTCTATGCCCGCCTGAAACAAGGTTTGCAATTCAGCGTCGCTATAGGTTGTACTCTGGCCAGAATTCGGCACACCCGATATCTGGGTTCCGACCACGCTATAAAGCGGTTTGTTCAAGCTGGATTGTTCAGGCGAAAGATTACCCAATCTGCCCACAACGAATCCCTGTGGCGATACCAGGCGGATCAGCCCATTCACCTGATCATTCCAATATACCCAGTCGCCGAACATCAGTTTCGCTGAATATGAGTCGAGCCCTGCCTGCTGAATAACCGTCACTGCATCCGTAATCGTGTCTCCTGGCGGCCCCACCAGAACCATATACACACCTTCGGACAAACCGAACGCGGCCTGCGTCGTCCATTGCGTGCTATCATACGCGTCGGCCAACATCCCTATACCGCACCCCTGAGAACGAAGGGCGTACATGCCAGTTCTTGGCAGCGTATCTTGGCCGACCAGGCTTGCGGCAGTCAGATTGGACGCGCCATCGGCGCCGCCGAGAAGGGTTTGTCCAGAAAGCGCCGCGGGCAACGTTGTGGTCGCCGTGCCCAATGTGGCCACTACCAACTGCGATGGGCCACGTAATGGCCCGTTACCCAGATTCACTGCATTGACCAAGTTTTGCCAAAACGTGGGCGCACTGGGTGCCAAGATATTGCTATAAACTTCAGGAACTTGGCCCGGCAGCGCTACAGTCAATTGCCACGTATTCGGGCTCGACGATGGCGCCAGGGATACCACCATCCTGTTACCCAGCGAGCCGGTATGAATAGCGGTTAGCATAGCGGCATAAACACCGCCGGAGAAGCCTATCGCATATTGTGCGGCGGTGTCTGTTCCATCCGTGACCCGGACGCAGCGGAAATTACTCGCACCCTGCTGCACCGCCGTGGCAACGTTGGTACCCATGTCATATTGACGCACCATAATGGGACCAAAACTTGCCGCGTAATCTGCCATAGTCCCAATAACGACCGGCTGATTGACCGGCCCCCAAGACGCCGAGCCGACCATGCCGATGACGTTCGTCGGCACACCGTTAAGCACCAGGTTCTGCGGCGCCACAATCTGCACGTATAAATCGGGCACGACGAGGGCGGTTGTATTAAGCTCACCCTGCTGATATATGGCCATCTATATGCGCTCCTTGCCGCTCGACCCGTTAGCCGTCGGCGCCGATACCTTCACCACCGCATTCGCATGCTCGCTATTCAGGATGCTCATCACGGTGGCACTGTCCTCTATCACCGCACCAACCTTGTACGTGCCGAAGGACCGAATGACGGTTAGAATGACGTTTTTCATCATGCCAGTATCTGCGTTCCATTGAAATCAAGATCACCGAACAACATCATCGGTTCAACGATATTCGTTGTCGTTGGATATTCCACATCGTAGATGAGGTCGCGGCGATAGGTGGAGCTGTCCCGGCCATCGTCAAAGCTTGACCCGTTGCGGTAGCGGATGCGCCCCGCTGTCCCATCAGCCAGAGTGAGAAAAGCTATCGGCGCCAGCGCACTGCAGAAGGCTGAGCATAATTGGTCACGCAGCGCCGGCGCCGGTGCCCAAACAGAAATGCGGAAACCTTGCTCCTGCCGCGACCACTCCTGTAGCCCCGCCGCTTGAGATGCAGTTCGGGCAACGAATTGAATTGCACCGGGCACGGTCACCGTGCTGCCGGACACCAGACAAGGACGCTTCGCGCTAATCAGTCCGCAGAGGTTGGCGGCAACCAGCGCGGGCGAGTCACCAATCTGGATCACATACACATAAGCGACACCATCGGCCAATATCCCGGCGATCTCCCCGACCACGGCAGCACCCGCGAATGTTGCGGCGGTGCCATCCACCGACACCGTCAGGCTCGGAGCAATAGGCAGGATCGATGTCTGGATACCCCATCGCGTCGTATTGCGTCCACTGCCAGGCACTGAGAAAACACTGACGTTCGTCGTGCCGGCGGCGATGTCCGCGTTCAAGCTCATGCCGACTGGCCATCCTCGGTAAAGGCGAACCAAGCCGCCAAGAATACTCGCCGACGTCGTACCATTCGGATAAGTGATGCCAATAAGCTCAGTGAGCAGAGCGTTTTCAACATCCGACATATCCGCCAAGATGGGCTCCTAGAAGCAGTTATCGTCTTCCCGTCGGGACCGTAGATATAAGTCCCACTCGCGCTCCAATTCCGGCTTGTTGCCTGCCCACTCCAATATACCAAAACTATTGCGTTTCAGGTCGGTGTCTGGGTCAAATCCGTGCCGGACAAACATGTCCCACCGATCAAGATAACCCCGTTTCTGCTTGGAGCCGTGGAAGCGATGCTCGATAATACCGGGCAAAGACGCAATCCGCCCATTGACATAGCGGCATGCACGGTCTTGCCAACGCAGCAAATGCGTGCGGTAGGCGGCGCTGGTGCCACTTGGCCAGCTGCGCTCTACTTTGCCGGCCAGGGCAAGCGCCATATGGTGGTCACCACTGCCCATGCCACCGAGTTCAAAAAGTCCACCCGTCCAATCCAGCATCTCGCGCTTACATGCCCAGGAGTATCCGCTATGTGGATAGTCAACATAGCCGCCATCGAATTTCCAAAAGCGATCGCCGTCAGCAACTACCGGCGCGCCATGCAGAAACTGGTTGCAGAAGGCGCTATGCACGCCTATCAGCTCGTCATTCGGCCCCAGGTCCAGTGCCCGCGTCCAGGTCTGGATCGCCCGATAATGCTGTAAATACTCTACCGCCTCCGATGCCCAATCCGGCTTCCGGTGCCAAACATCGGCGTCTCCCCAGGCGATAAATTCTGCTTCTGGCGTGCGGCGAATGCCCTCGTTAATAGCGCATTCCTTGCTCCAGGCCCAACTATCCGCCCGCAGGCCGATATGGCGCACATGTGGCAGATTGCATGCGAAGGCGCGTTTGCCGTACTGGACTTCCACCACCGTGAGTTGGGCGCCCGAATCAAGTATGTGTTCTGCCCAATCGACGAAATGCCTGTGAGGTGTCGCCCATCTGAGCGGGTTGAACCTCGCCGTGAAAACATGGAGCTGATTTGCCTGCATATGATACCTTCGCTTAGGCAGCAACCTGCCGCACGTTAATCCGCCACCCGAGATCACTCTGTTCTGCCGCACCAATCACGTAGCTACGGTGCAAGTCGTCTGTCACGACATCCCCGACCTCCAGGGCCAAGGGCAGCCTGGGCAGAAGCAGCGTCCATTGACCGAACCG